CTAGTGCGCCTCCTTTTCGCGGTCTTTGAGGTACTTCTCCCACGCCTTCGGGCTAACCAGTAGTTTCGCCTTTTGACCGCCATGTAGCCGGAATGTCGGCAAACGAATTTCGCCATTTGACACTTTGCGCTTTAGCACCCTGTAGGACAAATTGAAGTGGGGTGCGAGAGAATCAAGCGGTATCGGTTCGGTTTTCATTCACACCTCCCCATCCAGAACTTCGCGCAACAGCCACACGAGACTGTCGATCTTGCGCGGTTGCGGCTTAAAACCGTCAAGCATATGTTCCGCGTTGTGTGATGCGTAGACGTGGGGCGCGGCTTGTTGCAGTAGTGGCACTAACATTTGCACTGCCGCATTAAAACCAACTTCGTATTCAGTATTTAGGTGATTATTGCTTTCGCAGCATCCGTGATACTCTGCCCACGATCTACGCATTGCAGCATCAAGATATTTATTCACCGTTCGCCTCCATGTGGTTTGTCAGCGGGTCGAGTCCCGCATTTGCGATGTAGTCATTCAGCCTGCGGTTTTCTTCACGCAGCTTCGTTATTGTTTCAATGTTTACGTCGTTAATATCCATCTGCATGGAAAGCGTAGCGTCAAGCTCCTCAAGCCGTTCAGCCGCCTCTAAAATTGCAGTATTGGCTATGCCGTCCTCGCTGATAATGTCAGCGGCTAGGATGCGCAATGCGCGTGCTAATACGAGTGTTTCGGTTATCAATCGCCTTCTCCTGAAATTATCTCGAACATTTTGTCAATCGCTGCTTTAATCTGTCGCCACTCTGATTTTTCAATCGTGATTTTTGACGCAGTTCTTCCCGGCTGGGTAACGGTGATAAACTCGCCTCCGCCTTCGTCCTCACGTTGGATTATCGTTGACAATTCGGAATTAATATCTTCACTAACCGGCTTAACGATAAATGCCAATGGCTTTATTTCCATCGTTTCGCGCCAACCGGTATTGTGATAAACGCCACGAATGCCCACGGGAGCATTAAAAAACCTCACGCGCTGAATAGACGTGGTTGAGGATGGCGAATTCCTCAAACCGTCCGCGCACCTCTTCTTTATCCGTTCCGGTGAACGTTATCCATTGTGGCTCTGTTTCGGATTCGTCGCGGTAGGCCACGATGATGACGTGAGAGATCGTGAGTGATTCGATCAGCCCTCGCCTCGTTCCGCTCTCTTCAAAATTATCAGGGTCAAACATAGTCCCTACTCCTTAAATTAGTTCAGCATCCATCTAATGATGAATATAAATAATAAAAAAGCCGCCAGCATTAAAACCGCTCTACGCTGTGCGTTTCTTACGATTTCAGCAACCGCCCTAGTGTCGCGTGTTGCGTTTTGCGTTCCGGTACGCAAGCAGTGTGTTGCACTCTGGCTTGCGTTTTGCGTTCCGTTACGCAAACTCGCTGCAAAATACTGTCGCCACCCATCTGGGTCAGGGGAGTATTCGCCGCGATCAAGCGCGTCCAATTCGTCCTTAAAATCCATCATTTTGACACCTCGAAAACCCAGCCAAGCGCGGTAAGAATCGCACCTGCCAATAATGGTTGGTGCGGCTCGGTCGGCGGCTCATCGTTAAAAACCCTTGCTACATCAGATTGTTGCAACCATATCGAACTAAACACGAACATGATTACTTGCCCCACTAGCGGGGTGTAAAATTGCATGTTTAGCGCGGCAATGGATAGCGCAAGACTGATGCAGGTGGTCATGAAATACAGGTAACTTTTCATCATGACCAATGGTTTTTCTTTGTATTCGAGCGTGTCAACAAACTTTTGCGTACCGGTACGCAAACTTTTTGCGTATCAGGATTTGCGTCTTGCGTCCTGATACGCAAGACGCAAACAGGACGCAAAATATTAATTACTTCTTGTGGTTGTACTTAATCTTTCTGTCTGGATTAATAATGTACTGCGGTCTACGCCCATTGTCCGCTCCGTCAACCCACCCAGGGTTTCCGATCAGTACGGATTCACGTCGCAGCGCATCAACAACAAAATCAACGAGTTCTTTACGCTCTGCGTTGGTTGAACCGTACCCCTTGTCCTTGAGTGTTTGGGCAATCTGCCCATCATTCCGAACACTGATCTGAGTGATTCGCCCCGCGTCTATCTCATTCCAGATCGTGTTCAGCGCGGCTACTTCGTTATCTGTTGCGGCGATTTGCGTATCAGGATTTGCGTGTTGTGTTGCGTTTTGCGTACCGGTACGCAAACTCGCCACGCTTTTGGCGCGGGGAAGGGCGGCGCGTGCAATCGCAACCGTGCGCCCTAGGGCAATAAATGCCAGTTGCAATGATGAAATAAACAACAGTGACAGAATCAAAGCCGTAGTGAGTGGTGATGTTCCGAAAATATTACTCATGACCTTGGTAATTCCGGAAAAATTGCGCTCGTCATAGGCTAGATCGTTTGCCTTATTCGCCAACGCGGTAATTTGTGCTGCTGCAACTGCGCCGCCGCTTGCTTGCACCGCTGCGCTTGCATCAAGCTTTGCTTGTGCCTGAGCTACGCCAGATCGTGCGGCATTGCAGGATTTAGTACCGCCACACGTCGATAGTGCGGCTTGATGTTTCGCCTTTTCTGCTGCCGCTGCTAGTGTTTCCGGGGATGCGCTGGATGCTGCCGCTGCGGTTGCTGCGCTCGTTGTTCCGATACTCTCAACAACCGCCTTAAAAACCGCGCTATTCTGCGACTGGTGATGAACTCGCTCATCCTCGCGATTTAGCGTGTTGGCGGTTTCGGTTACAAGTAGGGATGCAAAAACTACGATTCTTGCGACATAAAACAGTGTGGTGATTACCGGGAATTGATAAAGGTGGTACTCGGCAAATGCCAACGAAGCCGCCGCCATTGTAGCCCCCAGTCCGTACAACATCTGCTGCGAATCCCAAAGCATAGGGCTTGCCCAGTTATCACCTACCCACCAATGGAGCAAGTACGTCCATGTCATCAAAAACGATGTGAGGGCTACCACTATTAGCAGCGTTGAGCCGCGCTCAACTTGGGCGCGAATATCCGCCTCGTCAGACGTTTTACTAAGCTCCTCGGCTTGTGTTTTTATGATTTCAGCCTGCATTTGTTAACCTCAGAAATTGAGCGCGTGCAACACAGCAAGCGCGTAGAAAAAATAGGGCAATATTTCCCTGCTGTTCCAAAACCAGCCAAACAGGACAAAACACAGCCCTACGAGCATTTGAGCCACGTTGTTTAGCCAGTCGTGGGCGTTAATACCGTGAAAATCTGCCACAACTGGAAACAACACCGGAACAGCCTCGAACAGCAGCCAAACAATAGCTACTGCTGGCAATGCTATGAATTTTGCTATTGCCGAATTCATTCCTGCCCGTCCTTAAATCCGACGTTCCACGCAACCCAGTCTTTTGTGTCAGGCGGATATGGATTGCTGAAGTATGATTCTCCCGCTTTTGCTGCGGCGTAGCCTTTGTTGTATGGCCTCATTTCGCCACCCCCACAGGAGTTGGGCATTTCCCGCTATTTGTGCAGCCGCCTTGGATACCGCCGTTGTGAGGGCATCCCTTGCACGGGGCTTGCTGTTGTTGCTTGAGTTCGTTCATAATTAGCCTGTCCTTGCCCCTTTCGGGGCGTTTCGTTGTTGAATCGGGACGGCTGGGGCGGGTTGCCGTCGAAAACTACCCGCCTCTGCCTTACTTGCTTAAATAAACCGTTGTCGCTTTGCTTGGTGATATGTCAGCCGTCGCAGCTTTTTCGCCGTCGACCGTGACTTCATAGCGACCGGGCGACAGTTTTAATTCTGCGCGGTGAGCATTGACACATTCCGCGCTTAAATCACGCTGATTTACCGCGCAAATGCGCTGCGCTTTAAAAGACGGATTGCCGTCAATCAAAATCGCCACTAATAAAATGCCGGTAATCATTTTTCACCCGCTTTTAAAATGCAGTCGTCAAACGCTTTTTCTTTTTGGTCGGGCGTGGTGTAAACCGGCTTTTCGGATTCGTCTAAACACCTTTCGTAAAGTGCGGCGACTTCCGGTGTTAATCCGGTGTCGTCGGTAATAACTTGTTCCGCTTGCGCTGGCATAACCAGCACTAAAAGCAGTGCCATTGCCGCCGCCTCAATTAATGTCATTTCTAAAAATGTGAGATTTTTCATCTTATAAACCCTTTATTGTTTCATTGTTGGCATCCGTTCCTGTTTATCCTGCTAGTCTTCGTCACCGTCACCGTAACCGTCACCGTAACCGTAAATATCTTTAACTTTGCGCATACGCCTTAAACCCCCTGATTGATTTCTCAGCCGAAGAGCTGCACAAAATAATCGAGTAATCCTCGATAATCGCCTTTTCTTCAACTGCCACTGAAACCTTTGAATCACTGCGCAGCCCTGAGTTTGCCACCCCTTCATACCATGAAGTTTCATCTGCTGGGCGGTGATACCAGACGCGACGAGCATCTTTGAGCACGATTCCGGTATCGTCTGCCATGACTACCTCGCCAGCATTAATGCCCTCGTTTCCACTCCTGACAATCACGTATTTGCCTACATAACGGCTATTAATTGCGCCCACGGAAGAGTTTGATTGCGCAATCCCCATACTTACGGCAATTGCATTGATTTCTTTAATTTGACCTAGTGTCAGAGAGTTAATATCTAAGCTCATTTCATTCTCCGTTGTTTGAAAATTCCTTCCGCCTGCCTACTCTCCGAATAAGCAGGAAGAGGGTTATTTCAAAATGGCGCATTTCTCGACTTTATAAATTTGTCACGAAATCTCATAAATGAAATTTTTCGCACATCCTTTTTCCCGCGATTGCGAAACATCTGTATTTTTGCCGCCCAGTTAAAAGACCAAGTGGCGCATGGAGCGAAAGGACGCTTCATTAATACTTCCCCGTCATCAATCGAAATGCTCTTGCTTCTTTTTGTGCATCAAGAGCAGAATAAACCAGTGTTGCGAGGATTAGAGATTTAGCCTCTTCCAGTTTTCCTTCAGCGATAAGTTCAAGTGCCTTTTCGTGATTCGCCGGAATCTCTGCGCCTGTCATAATGGATTTGTGACTATCCATGCCGAGCGATAACGCCAACAGATCAAAACTAACGAACCCGCCATTTTCGCGGGCGCGTTTATTCAGGTCACACCCAAAATCAGCCGCCTTTTTCATGGTGTCGTAAACGCTAACGTTCTGAGCGTAAGGCAAAAAAACGGGCGGGATTTGCAACCCGTTGCGAATCATCCGGTTTCTGATCTTTGGCAGGTCGAACCCTAAAATGTTGTGACCCGCCAGCGTGAAACGCTCAGATTGGATGTACTCTCCTTGCACGTAATCTGTATACGCCAGCAGCATTGCTTTTTCGGTCGGAAACTGGTGCAACTCAAACCCGGCAATCAGTGCGTCCTGCAATTCGATTTCAGGCATACACGAGAAAACCGCTTTGTCTTCATCGTTATTGCCAGTCTCAAAACTCAGGCAAATAATCGGTGCAGCGTCAGTTAATGCGCTTTTGCTTTTTGCATCAGCTTCAAATGCTGCACGCCTTTCTGTAATTTTCTCTTCATCCTTGATATTTGCCGGGGCAGTCCATGCAGCAACCTGAGCCGCCACTTCCTCGCCAGTGGCGTAACCCGTTTCGATGTCAAAGACGTGGTAAATACTGGTATCGCCCTGCACTTGCTCAGCAATAGCAAGTTTTTCAGCAATACCCATAATTAACCCCTCCAACCGCCGCCGCCATTGTTTTTCCAACCGCCGCCGTTTTGATAGCCGCCGCTATTCTGTTTCCAATTGCTACCGCCGCCGCTTGAGTTTGGTTCCAAGACGTTCAGATCAATCTGTCCACCTGCCTCTTCGAGTGCAACTTCGAGCGCAACACTGAGCCGACCCAAGTACACAGCGTCAGGGTGTACATTCAGATAGCCCTTGACTTGCTTACCGTGGTGGTTAAATTTCACAGGGATTAAAATCCCAAGAATAAGTTTGTCGTCTTCTTCCGGGGCTTGTGGTTTCGATTCTTGACGCTCTTTGAGTTTGTCTGCGAGTGCCATAACTGGTATCCTTTTCTCATAAATTGGTTAATTCAGATGGGGTGGTGCTTGCCCGTCAAAGCTCTCCATGCACCGCTCCAATCTGTTCACCGGGTAGCATTGCCCGGCTTGCTCCGGTCTTATCCTTGACCGCCTTCCGATTACTCCGCTTCGTCCTACGCTTCCCTTCGGCTGGCTCACGGGTGAGGACTTCCTAAATCCGCACCCGTGAGCCTTAGTCAAATTGGTATGCGCCAATCACGGCGTCGTAAATCAAGCTTGTGAACCCGCTTTGTTTTTCGCCTGCCATAACCGCGCCATTCATTTTCCATGCGTCCACGTCGTGCGACGTTATTTCCGCTCTGTATTTATTGGTGTGACAAAACCAGTAATCGCCGCCTTTCTTTACCGCCTCAACCGCTGATGGCTGATTTGATCTGTACTCTTGGATGCTCATTACTTCTTGCCTCCATTTGAGTATTCAATCGAATCAGGGCTAAATGCTTTCCCGCCTTCAATTTTGTATTTCCACCATGCCTTTTCTTCCTCGGTAACTTCGGCACGCGACACCAACTCTTTCATGGATTCAACATGGCCTTGTGAGGCGTTCCAGCGTAGATGCTGGATTGATTTTTGGTGATTGCTCATGCTTAAAACTCCTCGGAAATTGGAAATACCGCGTATCCTTTTGATATGTCGAGATTTATAGCTGTTTTGCAGTAGTTAAAACTGAACATAGCTCCTGTGGATAAGTCCTTAACCTCCACATGAATCACCGTTCCTAAGTGTGCTAATCCTTCGTTTTCACAATTCCCCCTCGCAACGAGGGCAATCCGAAGAATGCTGATAATGATCGCTCATGATTAAAACCTCAGCGTTACTTTGCCGTTCCGCAGAGTTGCTACACCCATTCGGTCAAATTTTGCGTTAATGTGAGCCGCTGCAAAGCGGCGGGATGTTACGCGGTAATCCGCGAAACGTGATTCGTGTGCGTACAATTCGCGGTCATCGGCTTCGTATGCCGCGACTCGTGGAGTAAACGGCGATACCGGTGCAGACATTTCAGCCATGACTGCTTTGATCTTTGCGTTGCGTTCTGCTGCTGTCATAAATCACCTGTATTGCCGTCGTTGGTTGCTTACATCTGCTTGGCTTTACCCTTTGGGGGTGGGAGGTGATGTGCTTGCCTCCGATGTGTTAATATTAAGTTTTCTTAAGTTTTTGGTCAAGCACAATATTAAGTTTTCTTAAGTTTTTTGGGTGGGCGTAAAAAAGCCCGCTACGGGGCGGGCTGGGCGGGGAGAGGGTTGGTTGTTGGCTGGGTGGCTAAACGACGATCAGCTAAGCCTTCGCTCTGGATGCTCGGCAGTTTTCAGGTATTCGTCATACCAAGATGATACCCGGAACAGGCCGAGGGCGGCGGCAACGGCTGAGAGGATGGCGTAGACAAAAATGAAGTGCGATATACCAAATAACAGGATTTCTGGAAGGCTTGGGGGCGTTGCTGAGGCACTGGCTTTTATGCCGCCTCCCAATACTTACCGCACCGCTGACACCTGAACACCCGCGTGCCTTCCAGCGACTTGCAGACGAACTTGTATTTGTGCTTGGCGAAAAAGCAGAATATTCTCATTGGATTTCCTTATAACTTTGTTTGAGCGTTATCTGCATCCGCCGAGATTGTTTGAGCATATTCCATCTGGGGCGGAACGATAGTGCCCCGATACATACGTTCCATCACGCCTAACGTAGGGCGACACATAGCCTATTGACGGTGCAGGGTATGGGGTCATGGAGCCAAGTTGTGGCGGAACGTATAGGCTGCTGTATTGCCGATTTAACCGGCTGGTTTCAGCCATGCTGTTGAGACCTGATGCTATCGCCCCAATAAGCAGACTCCCGTTATCGCCAGACTCCATCTGCTTCTTGGCTTCCGCATAATCCATATCGTCACAAGCCACCCTCATCTGCTTCACATACTGGATCATCGGCAGGGATTTTCCAGAATCCAGTCTCATTAACATTCTTGCGGCAGTTCCTGCCTCATTTTTAGCGCATATCAGCAATGCAGCATCAAGAGCATAGATAAACGAAATCACCTCATCCTGTGTCGCATTTGGGGATTTTTGAAGGGATTCAGCGAGGATATTTGCGTAACCGCTACAGCATCCACCCTCAATTTCCTTTGTTTTTGATTTATCAGCAACATCGCAAACCGCACCAGCCTTTTCATAGCTGGCGTAGGTTTTCTTTGCGGCATCTAATTCACCAATTGTCTCGGTACTGGCGCAAGCTGAAATAATAACAGGCACGAAAGCCACTAAAATCCTTGTCAGAGTCATATTTTTTTACCCGCTTTGCAATCATTGGTTCCAGCCGTATGACCAGCCTGATAAGCATTGGCGTAGCTTGCATTACCCCACTCGCCATGAATCACATTTCCACCATGATTACATGCCGAGTTATAGCCAACGGCGTACCCATCCTTGTATCCAGCACTCCCCATGTCGCTCTCTACGTCACCCTGAATACATCCTGCCAGTATAAAAGCCGGAATGATTGCAAAAATCCTCATTAAATCACCTCATGGTTTTGTTAAATTCGTTACCGTTTACCGCCCATTTTCTTGCTCAACTGTTCCCAGAGGGTTTGATTTGCATGTTTCTGAGTTTCAAGGGCGCGGAAATACTCGTCTTGCTGATCGTCAGTTAATGATGCAAATAGATCAAGCAGGGCGGCCTCCCTTGGTAGCAACTGGCGTTGTGGACTCGACATGGATCCTGAATTTTTATCGCCACGCCCAGTTTGCAGCCACATCGCAGACACGCCAAGTTCAGCCGCTACAGCAACCAGACTATCTCCAGATAATTCATTCTTTCCTGCTTCCCAGTTTGAAACGGCTGCGGCTGTAACTCTCACGCGCCGCGCAAGAGCCTCTTGAGTTAGCTTCATTTCTTTTCTGCGTAGCTTGATGCGGCTCCCTATATCCATACACATATATTAAGTTCCCTTAACAAAAGAATGCTTGACTTAATAACTTAAGAAAACTTAATATTTGCACTATGGAAATTAACTATCTTATCAAGTCATGCGGTGGAACATTCGGAATGGCAAGCCTTCTCGGTGTTTCTGCGCCAGCAGTTAGCCAATGGAAACGTAGCGGCGCAGTTCCGGTGCGCAGGCTGTACGAACTAAAAGATAAGCGTCCCGATTTGTTCAAACCTACGCCTGCGTCGGTTGGTTGGGAAATTGAAACGGTTGATGCTGCTCATGAGGGTAGCAACAGTGCTGATGCGGTATCAGCGGAACTTTTAGAAGTCAGGGTAGAGCAGTCAGGCAGCTCGCTAGGCTCATAACCTAGAGGTCGCGGGTTCAAATCCCGCCCCTGCTACCAATTTGCGGTGACTCCTCCTCCTAGCCGCATTACCCGTCCTAGTGGCGGGTCGCTCTTTACGCAACGGTAGCTCAACGGATAGAGCAGCGGAGTTCTAACCCGCCGGTTGCAGGTTCAATTCCTGCGCGTTGCGCCAATTTAGACGGTTAGCACTCTATCGCTGGCTGACTCCCCTCAAAGACCAAACGCGGCAAAGCCGCTACAGCACGGGTGGTACTGTGACTGTAGGGCAAAATCCGCACTGTGTCGAAGTGGTTGTTTTTATGTCGGTGAGGCTGGAACTTATCCAGTTATGACGGTGATAAAAGCAGCTTTTGGGCGTAAAAAAGCCAGCGGCTAGGCTGGCAATATCTATCAGTAGGGTAAATTATGTCACAGACCGATAAAAAAAGACCAGAAAAAACCACTATGCCGCAAAGCTGGTGGATACTCCTTGCCGTTATGCACAAACACGGCGAAATCAACTCTAAAACCGCGCTTACGCTTATGGGCGAGTATATGCCTCAGCTTATGTGCGGCATGGACGAAAAGGCGCAAGGATACTCAACGCGCGGCATTCTGTCGGCAGCCACAAAAAGCAAGCTACTTAATAATAAAAACAAAAACGGCACGAAGCCGGGTTTATACTCCATTTCTGACGCTGGATTTAAACTTTTACAGGGTTATACCGATGCTTTGGAAAATGGCATTAACCCCGAAAGTTACTACAGCAAGATAATCATAATCGGCACGGATTTAATACCGGAAGAGCCGAAACAACAGCGCAAATTCACCGCGCCAGAAAACCCACTATCATTCATTCCGGTTTACCCGCGCAAAACCCCAGCGGCTGCGCATCTTTACGGGGTGGCGGAATGAATACTGCAACTAACATAATCCCAATCAATCGGGAACAACCAATGCAAAACCTACCTGATCCATTAACGCCCTCTGATGCCGACCTAACCGGGTTTGAGTGGATGGAATTAAACATTCACCGCCTCTTCCGATCTGAAATGTGGGCGCGTGCTACCGGAGACGAATTTCGCGCTGCGCTCAAGCTCTGGGGTGAGTCATTTTGGGAAAAACCAGCGGGCAGTTTGCCGGATGATGACGTTTTACTCGCTCGATTAGCTGACTATGGGCGCGATGTGAAGGGGTTTGAGGCGGTAAAGACTATGGTAATGCGCGGATGGGTGAAGTGTTCAGACGGTCGTTTGTATCATCCAGTGGTTGCAGAAACAGTGTTAAAAGCATGGGCTGAACGTTTGAAATATAAAGAAAAACAACAGTCGGAACGTGACCGAAAGCAAGCTTACCGGGATGCCTTGAGGAAAGGCAAAGATACGCTTAACGAATGTCCTGCGGATGTCCCACGGGACACAATCGGGACAGATACGGGACACGTTGCGGATTTCCGCTCTAAGACAGGGACAGGGACAGGGACAGGGACAGGGATTATAAATACCCCTATAGCCCCCTTTTCCGAGCCAGAACCAAAAACCGCAGAACCAACGGCTTCGCCGTCGGCTGTGTGCCATGAATCCCCCGATGGAAGCAATCCGCAATCCGGGAAGCGCAAGGCCGAACCGAAGTCGCAGAAAATCCCATTACCGCCAAACTTTGGAATTTCGCCAGCCGTGCAAGCATGGGCTGATACCGCAGGGCATGGGCGATTGGCAGAGCGGCTAGAGCATTTCCGCAACTGGGCAACGGCGAAGGGGGCGTGTTACGTCGGAAATGCCGGGTGGGATGCAGCGTTTCGCAATGCGATTACTGGCGACTGGGCGGGGCTGAACGGCAAGGGTGTTGCTGGGGCGCAAGCAAGCCGTGCTGCGATTGTTGCGGAAAACACGGCACGAGCCAAGGCCATGATTTTCGGGAGTGAGAGCCATGCGTAACGAGGATTTCGACCAGTTTTCGGCGGTAATCAATGGGGTTGCCGACCTGTACAGCAAGCCGCCTTTGTCCGAGTTCGCCGCATCGCTGTGGTGGAATGCGCTCAAGGCTTACGAGCTGCTTGAGGTCAAGCGGGGGCTATCACGTCACATCCAAAACCCTGACAGCGGGCAGTACATGCCAAAACCGGCGGATGTAGTCCGGGCGATTGGTGGGACGACAGCGGACAACGCGACAACGGCATGGAGCAAAGTTGATCGCGCGGTTCGTAGCGTCGGGATTTATCAAGACGTGGCATTTGACGACCCGTTAATTCACGCAGTTTTGCTGGACATGGGCGGCTGGATTTGCGTTGGCGGCAAATCTGATTCCGAATGGCCGTTCGTGCAGCGAGAATTTGAAAATCGTTATCGCGGTTACGCATCGCGCCGCATTACGCCGGATTATCCGCCTGTTTTAACCGGGATTGCATCAGCAACAAATGATTCAAAACGCCACGAGTTCCGCCCTGAATTGGCAGGATACAGAGGGGCAAAACCCGTATTGATCGGATCGCCAGAACAGGCTCAGGCGGTTATTTCTGGCGGTATTGAATGCGCGACGGGCGCGAAAATAACTCGGCTCGGCACTGTAGCCAGTGATGCACTTTTACGCATCGCATCGAATTAAATCTATCAGTTAATTTAAATCAGGAGAGCATAAAATGTCATTAGTAAATCAAGAAACAGGCGAAGTATTTGACGAAGAAGCCTTTGCGGTATCGCTTGAGCATTGGATTGAATTGAGAGTTGATGAGGGCATCACCCTGTCAGAATCCGGCGAGCCGTCAGAAGTACTGAAAAAATCAGCGGATTACATGAAGGAGCTTTTTGTAACAGTTGCACTCAGAAATACGCAAAAAGTAAAACGCGATAAATCCACTGGCATGGAATACTTAGGCTGGAATCAGCAGGGAGCGGCTTTGGCACTCGGATTAACTCATGCTCAATTGCGCACAGTAATTAATAAGGCGGATCATCTCGAAGAGCCGCAGCCGGATAACGGACAGGCCGATTTATTTCAGGAAAAGCCGTAAAATGTTATCAGTATCGAAAAATCAATTGATGGCGATATTGACGACCCGCTCTATTATTCAGGCGTTGAGGATGTGAGGAAATATAATCGCTGCTCTGTGAGTTTTTTACAGCGTCGATTAAAAATTGGATATAACCGCGCAGAAAGAATGCTTGAGCGCATGGAATCAGAGGGTATTGTATCCGCGCTCAATAGCGAGGGTGTAAGGGAAATATGCGCTTAACCGCTCAACAGGCAAAGCATCTACTCGGTAGCAGGCAAGGAAGCCTGCTACAAGCCATGCCACGGCACGAACAGCAATTTTACAGCCATATGGTGCAGGCGAGTGAACACGACATTCAGAAAGCGATTCTGGACTATCTGGCGCGATGTTCAAGAGTGGCGTTTGCGCACCGCCAAAACACGGGGCAAACGAAGTACGAGGACGGGCATGGCGAAACGCGCTACGTGCGTTATGGCTGGGTTGGTTGCTCGGACATTATCGGGATGTTAACCGACGGGCGATTTTTGGCAATCGAAGTTAAAAGCCGGACTGGGCGATTAAGCGAAGAGCAAGCGGCTTTTCTGGATTGCGTAAATGCTGGCGGTGGTGTCGGTATTGTTGCGCGGTCGGTTGATGATGTAATTAAGGGTTTAACGCGATAACTAAATTAAATATGTTAGAGGGGGTTTTTCATGGTTGATTGGTTTCGGGTTTTTTCCGACTTAAAAGGCAGGCAGGTTACGGTGCGGATGCTGGCGCGAAAAGCGCGTGTTTCGATCAGCACGATAAACGCTTGGAAAGCGGGGGCGTGCGAACCGCGCTACAGCACCGGGGTCATGCTGATTGAGTTGTGGAGTCGGCGCACCGGTACGCCGGTCGACAAATTCCCTAGAGTTTGAGGTGCAGAATGATTGATGGTATTTATGGTTATAGAGTGGTTGTTACCGATAAAAACGCAGGAAAACCAAAGAAGGCGCATATTAAGAAGCCATACATGAGTGACTCTTATCATCGCCACATTCAAAAGAAGTGGATTAAAAGGTATGGTCTAATTGGTAAGTTTTTGCGGAATGGTGAGCTCGTTGTTAATAAGCTTAATAATACAATAATGATGAATTCTGAAACATATTAAGAATTTATAAAACAGAAGTGGTGAGTTATGGGGTGTAATAAGCGAGATCTGGTTAAACGGTTTACTAAAGAGCGGGTATTGTCATTGGATCAATCAAAACCGTTTAGATGGGGTAAATACTATGACAAGCAGCGCGGCGTGCTGGTTTATAGGATGACCAGAAAGGCGGCTAATGGGGAGCTATATTATGGAGAGCATAGTTTTTCCGTTGATGCCTTAATCCATGCGTATTACCCGGAAGCGTGGATCGCTGGAACTCTGCGACTAATGAGTAAAGAGATGCGCCATCTAGAACGTTGTTATTCATGAATTTTTATTATTTGAGGAATTGAGTTAGTTATGAACTTACTAGAAGAAACAATTGAATATTTGAAGAATGCAGGGAAAAAGACAGATGAAATTATTTTTATCGGTAGTGAAGAAACAGGCCATGAATGCACATGGGATGAATTTGTTGAATTGGCGAATATAGACTATGACAATTTATTTGGTGAGCAGGAAGTAGCTAGTGACCTTATTATTGTTTTTAGGGATGGTAGTAAAATGCGACGTCATGAGTATCATGGGGCGGAATCATGGAGCTACAGCACTCCATTTGTGCGCCCGCCTGTTAAAAAAGCTATATCAAGGCTTATTGTTAGGCCATCGCGGATTGGTTGGAAGGATTTATCAGAAGTGCAGGAGGAGTCTGCATAACCCACAAATCGCCACGGGTCAGCGTAGCTGATCCGTCGTGGAATTGGGTTGTTAGAATTTTAATTATCATTTGTTTTTGGTGATTTATGTTGAAGTTAATGAGTACTGTAACCATTGGAATAATGCACGCTTTGGCTGCTGGCCTGAATGATGGTCTGGCAATCAGTGACTATCACCGTGGCGGTGATAGGAGAACAAAGTCAGCACCGGGTCAGGGCATAAACAAACGGCGTAAATCCCGCAAATCGCAGAAGTTAGCGCGGAGGAATAACCGATGATCGAAAACACCAAGTTAACAGATGCGATGAGAACCGTGCTGAATAGCGAATTTTTTCCAGTTAATGGGATGCCGGTAAAACGTTTTTTGGACATGGTGTCGAGGATGTACCCGACCGAGCCGGGAGCAGTAGACAAATGCATTGAATCATTGGGTCTTTAGCCTGATGACATTATTCACCGTGGCACGGCCTGCCGCTAACATTGTATTAGGCGGAACGCCTCGAATATCAATATCCCAGCGTTCCGCATAGCTCAAGACTTTCCGAAAATCGCCCCGCATTGCCGGGGCTTTTTTATGCGCGTCATTTGTTCGGTTTATCGGTGTCGTGTTGGTCAATGCTCTGGACTCTGCTATTTGACTAACTCTGGAGTTTCCCGAAATGACTGAACAAGAAATGCTCAATCAAACCAACGCCGCCATGAATAGCGCGTTGACGATTGCCAAGGTCTATATCGACCAATCCAGCACCGCTGATCGTGCGTATGTCGATACGCAGTTGCAGACGGTGCTGCAAACAACCGACCTCAACGCAAAGCTTGCTCTTTTAGAGCAAATCAATGGCATTTTGGATGGTGATAATGCCACTGCTGGCTTCCAAGCGTGGCAGGCGGAAGTGGGCAAGCTGGCGACGCTGCGCACGGAAATGGACACTGCAAAGGGTGACATTACGACGCTGTACGGCAACGTAACGACGATCAACACCAATCTGTCCAATCTGTCCACGACACTGGGTCAGCGCATCACCGACGAAGTTGCGACACTGAATGCGACAATTACAACCAAAGATACAGCAACAAATACCCGTATTGATGGCATTGTCAGTGGTATTGCTACTGACAAAATCGCACAAGTCGAAAAGGATGCTACCCAATCGGCGGCAATCGCAGCAGAAAAGGCGCGTGTTGATGTGCTTGTTGGTGCATTGGCGGACGAAGCGACGGCGCGAACCAGCGCGGACACGGCAACAAATACCCGTGTTACCGCTGCTGAAAACGCAATTTCAACACTGCAAGCTAACTCCGGCGATTTTGCAACAAAGGCGCAAGTCGTTTCCGTTATGGCTCAGATGGTCACTGTCGCTGAAACCGTATTCGGTATCAACGCACAGGGTCAGTCTGTTAGCGGCGGCGCGGTAATCTAAGGGTTATCGGGTGGCACTGGTTAAATACGATGTCACCATTCGGTCAGACTCTGATTTGAGTCTGACCGATGCTATTTCTTGGACTCAAAATTATGTTGATGGATTTCAAAGCGCAGACCCACGAAATCACATATTCGCTGATCTATTCGATGCCCGCTCAGGGTTTCTTTACAGGATATTCTCGACTGCGGCAAAAGCGGCTTACGGCATTGGTGAGTCGTTTTTCTCGTTGTCGGCTGATTTAACAGCAATTAATGCACTGTCCGAAAAAATATCACTACTGACTCTGCGTGTCGCTGAATTAGAAAAGGCGCGTATCGCAAGTGGCGGAACAATGCCGCGAACCGACTCCCTTGGTGGTGACGGCATTGGGTTTAATGGCGCAGAAAGGGTTTATGCACCATGAGAAATAAAATTGCCCTCTTTGAATTTACCCCGCGAAGCGCGGTTGCGTGGCTGATTTTAGCGGTTACTGGCTGCCCACTAACCCATGCAGCGGTACAGGTTGACGGCGTTTGGTACGACTCATCGGAAACGCGAGGCACTTTTGATCGGGCTGATTTATCCAGATTGGCGGGCAGACCGTGCCAAGTGTGCGAATTTGACGGCAATTTGTCCGGCTGGTTGCGCGATATGCGCGGCAAACGGTACGACTATCGCGGTGTAGCTGGTTGGTTGATCTGTAGATTTACCGGGCGCGGGTGCGGCGATATGAACAAGTTTTACTGCTTTGAGTCCGCGCTTTCCGCTTTGAGTGCAGCAGGTCATGCACGGGCTGTAAGCGGCGCAATTACCGGCTGCCATGTTCGCCGAGCCCTTCCCGGCGCACCGCGTTACAAAATATTTGATGGGGGTTGATCGTGATTACTATTGAATTATTGCAGGCGATGGGAGCAACTGGTGGGCGAGCGCAAACTTATGCGCATCATCTTGTCGCTGCTGCCGCTGAATTTGGGATTGTCGAGCCGCTGGATATTGCGCATTGGTTGGCGCAAATCTTCCAAGAATCGGGCGCGTTGAAATACGCACGGGAACTGTGGGACGGCAAAGGACGGCAGGCGCGGTACGACACGCGCACCGATTTGGGCAATACACCGCAGGCTGACGGCGATGGCTACCACAATCGCGGGGTCGGCCTACTCCAGAATACGGGTGAGTACAACATTGAACGCGCCTTGAAAGCACTCGGATACCCGCCGGACTCTAACGACAATCTAGCAACACCAGAAGGCGCAAGCCGTTCAGCCGCGTATTTTTGGCAGTCTAACGGATTAACTGCTATTGCCATGTCATCCGGCACTGACGTTAGACGCTGTACTAAACGGGTCAATGGTGGATACACGCACCTCACAGAACGGCAGGCGTATTTTGATAAATCGTGGCGGTATCTGGGTGGGATTGCGAAGGCGCAAGCACCAGCACCACAGCCATTGGCGAAACCAGTCGAAACAACACCTGAGCCGCCAAAAGAGGCGCAAAAAGTTGCACAGAATCCAAAAACTAATGACCGGAGTAAATACCTATGAGAATGGCAATCGCTCTAGCAGCAGTAATTCTAGTGGCTGGCTGCACCACGACCCCGCAACCGAAAGAGGCGCAACCGCCCGATGTGTCAGGAGTGGACGTACCATCATTGCTGATGCAGCGTTTCCAGCGGGTTAAACCCGTGGATGCAACAAATGACGGGCTATTTTCCGCGCACCTGAAAAATGAAGGAATCGACGAAAAGAAAGATTTTCAATTCGACGTTGTGGCGGAACTAATGCGCTTGTCCCACGAATCGGGGCGGAAAATCACGCTACACGGTGCGTCGAATGAATGAAATTAACTCGCCCGTTTCGTCAAAAATCAACCTGACGCAATTAGTCGCGGCGGTGGCAACGATTGTTACGGTCACACACCCGCAACTGATCCCATTCGTTGAAATCGTACAAAACCCCGACGTGCAGATTGCTGTTGTTGCGGGCATTGCCTTGGTGTCGCAAGCAACGACGGCGGTTTTCCGCACATGGTTCACCGCAAAACGCCCAAAACTTTGAGAAATAACACATGAAAGACAATAACGAAATGGGTTACTTCGCTTTGATTGTTTTGGGGGTTGGTGCAGTGGTTGGCATTGGCAAGTTGTTGCAATCGGATGAGCGAATTACGGCTCGGCTAATGGCTGGACGGGCATTAACAACGGCGGTGCTGGCATTGGGGGCGTTCTCAATCGGCGTGATGATTCCCGATGTCGATCCGGTCTATATCGTTGGGGTGTCGGCGGTTATTGCCTCGCTCGGTGAGCAGGGGCTTGAGCGAGTGTTAAACAAATACACAAGCAAGGGCGGTTCGCAATGACAGCGTTTCAGCAATTTCTGATTGAGAGGGCAATGCTCCCGCTGCTAGGAATTGTCGTTCTGGCGTGGCTGATTGAGGAATTTGTTATTGCTCACTGGCTCTCTTTGCTTGTCGCCGGTTTTGTAATTGGTGGTGTCGCATGGCTGAAATAATTGCAAATATTATTGTTAATCACTGGATTGCCTTTTTATTTTTATGCGTCTGCTTGGCGATGGCTTGATGCGTGGATCAGTTAACGCTGAATCTCGATGGATTGCCAGCAACGCCACTAACCAAAGAGGCGTTTAAAGATGCAATGCAGCGGCTATCCCCGATGGCTATCAATGCGCTGCGCGATCTGATGGAGCGGCAAAGCACCCCGCCAAACATAAAACTTCAGGCGGCGACGGTGGTTATGCAGCACGCATACGGCAAGCCTCGGCAGGAAATCGAGCATCGGCAAAATGAAGAGCAAAACGGCGTAGTTCTGGGTATGCCAGCCGACGACATAACCCCCGAACAATGGGCGGCGCGTTATGGTGGATAGTCGCGTTATCTGGTCGCCAGATGCAGGCCCGCAAACAGCGTTAGTGCAATGCCCGGTTTACGAAGTTTTTTATGGCGGGGCGCGTGGTGGCGGAAAAACAGATGGAATGCTCGGCGATTGGATGATTCATCAGGCGCGTTATGGCAAATCAGCCGGTGGCGTATTTTTTCGGCGGACATTGCTGCAACTTGACGCGGTTATCAGTCGCTCACGCCAGATATTCCCGCAACTGGGCGCAAGGTACAAAGGGCAGTTTAAACAATGGGAGTTCCCCGGCGGCGCGGTTTTAAAATTCCGGTATCTGGACAAAAAGCACGACGCGGAAAATTACCAAGGGCACTCCTACACCCGGCTTTATTTTGAAGAGGTCACAAACTGGCCTGATAGCACGGGCATTGACGAATTACGGGCAACGTTGCGCAGTCCTGATGGTGTCCCGGTCGGTATCCGCATGACGGGAAATCCGGGCGGTGTTGGTCATAACTGGGTAAAGCAGCGTTTTGTCGACGCTGGCGAGCCGTGGGGAATTATCACCGACCAGCTGAGCAAGAAGCAGCGCGTTTATATTCCGTCACGACTCGAAAACAATACGCGGTTATCACGTACTGACTATTCGGACAGGCTTAATGAGGTGGGCAGACCGGAGCTTGTCAAGGCTTGGCTTAATGGCGACTGGAACGTGGTATCTGGCGCGTTTCTAGGCTCTTTGTGGGATACGACAAAACACGTTATTGCCCCGTTCCGAATTCCGGCGCACTGGGTAAGGTGGCGGTCGATGGACTGGGGATACGCCAGGCCTTATTCTGTAATTTGGTACGCGATGGACGAAAACGGGAAAACCTACGTTTACCGCGAGCTGTACGGCATAGCCAACGGCTCAGACGGGCGATTTTTACCAAACCACGGGAGTCGAGAAAACGCCGAAACCGTGGCGCGGCGCATCAAACAATTAGAAAAATTCGATGGCGAGTTGCGCGGGAACACCGCAGACCCGGCGATATGGGCAAAAGTCGGCACTGAGTTGTCAATTGAAGAGCATTTCAGGCGCGAAGGCGTGAGGTTTGAGCCAGCAAGCACGGGGCGAGATAGCCGCGTTGCGGGGGCGCAAGAAATAACGCGACAGATACAGGCTGGAACGCTGGTATTTTTCTCATCGTGCCTGCACACGATCAGGACTATCGCCAGCTTGCCCGTGTCGCCACTAAACCCAGAAGACGTTGACACCGACGGCGAAGATCACGCTTGGGACTCGCTCAGGTATGGGATACGCCGCCGCAAGCGCAAAGCCAGCGAACCCGAAAAACCAGCATTTGACCACAAAGCATGGATGAGGAACTTATGATTATTACCGAAGAGCCGGAAACAAAACCCGCTGAGAGCGGACTAGCAAGCAAATGGCGGCGAAAAATTGGCGACGCATTGCAGCACTGGAAGCCCGATTTTCGGCGCATGGAAAAGATGCGCAAACGAGCTGATGGAACACCATCGGAAGATTCCGAGGGCAAGACAATACCCGGAAAGCGTGTTTCGTGGGCTTACGCCTCAGTAGAAGGCTTAATGCCTGCCATTTACGCGCGAATGCCTGAAGTGCAGGTGCAAGCTAAGGAGTCCACCAATCCGCAGGAATACCCGTGGCTGAACGGGTTTGCACGAACGCTGGAAATATTGGTCAATGCACAGATGGAAGAAGCGGGTTTTAAATCCACTGCAAAAGCCGCGCTCAGAATGTCGATGGTTGACGGGGTGGCATGGGCAAAAGTTGGATACCAGCGAACGCTCGGAGAAGACCCCGTTATTTTGCAGCGAATCGCAGACAGTCAGGACAATATGCAGGCTCTCGAAGCAGTCATGCGCGATGCATTTTATGAATTTGGCGTTGCTGACTTACAGGCGCGACATGAGGAGATTCAGGCGATGATTGCCGGGCTGGAATCGCGGCGCGAAATCGTTACCGCTTCCGGTCTCGTTGTTGATCTGGTGCATGGTGATGACGTGCTGATTGACCCGACCATGCGGCACTGGCACGAATGGGAGAAAGCTAGATGGATTGCCCATAGAATCATCATGCCACTTGAGCAAGCAAAGGCGCAGTTCCCCGGCGCAGAGTTCCGGCAGGCGGCAGGCGGCAGCGGCACATATCCGCAGCCAATCACCAGCACCCGGCACGAAACCGGGCAGACGTGGGCGGGTGAGGAAATGGTGACGATCTGGGAGGTTTGGCACAAGGAAAGCCAAAGCGTCTACACGCTCGAAGAAGACGGGGGCGCATTTGTCAGAGAACCCTATCAGCCTGAAAACGTTGCGCAGTGCTGGTATCCGTTCCAGCCGCTTGCTCTGCACCTGTCGGCTGGGCGTTTTTACCCGGTCGGGCTTGTTGAGCGCGTTTTGCCGCTGGACGATGAATATAACGAGGCGCGAGACAAATATCACGAACACCGTAAAAAAGCCGTGCCAGCAATGTTATTCCGCCGCGACTCCTTGACCGCTGAGGATGCAAAAAAGCTTGTCAGCGCGGAAATGATGGAGTTTATCCCGCTGGATGGCGCACCCGGAAGCGGCAACGTCGAGAGCGAGGTGGGATTACTGCGCTACCCTCCGGTGGATCAAGCTCTTTACGACACAAGCACCATTCGTTTCGACATTGAGGTTATGAGTGGGCTACAGGACGCGCAGCGCGGCGCGATTGCGAAGGCGAAAACCGCAGCAGAAGCGGAAATCATGTCATCCGCCACATCTAACCGCATATCAGCCATGCAGGATACGTTAGAGGATTGGATACAGCGTATCGCCGAAATGGGCGCGGAAATGATGCTGCTGACAATGGGGCGCGATGAGGTTGAAAAATATTGCGGTGCTGGCGCGGTATTCCCCGAACTCGACCGCGAATCAGCCTACCGGTTGGTACGACTAAAGATACGCGCCGGAACAATGGGCAAACCCGACCGCATTAGTGAGCAGCGCAACTGGGCTCAAGTCACACCCGTTGTCATGCAGATGATGCAAGCCGTCACGCAGTCAGAAATGCAGGGTATGCCGCAAATTGCCGAGGCGTACCGCGAACTATTGAGCGAGACACTACGTCGGCTCGATGAACGTTTTGAGGTTGACCGACTTTTACCACGAGCGCAGCCGCCACAACCCGCGCCAATGCCGCAACAAATGCAGCCACAAGACGGAATGCCGCCTACACCAATGCCCATGCAAGGGCAAAACCCGAATGAATTACCACCCGCACCAATGCCCCAACAGGAGTTTATGCAATGAGCGATGCAGTTACGGACAATACTGGATTATATGACGCGGTTGCTGCGTCATTTGCCACAGACCAAGAAGCCGAGGTTACAAATGAAACACAGACACAAGAAGCGGATTCCCTACCGGAACTCGTCGAGCCTAATCAAGAAGCCTCTGGTGGCGAAGGAGAGCCAGACAAACCAGACAAACCAGACGATGGAAGTGACGAAGCCGCCAGCACCGACCAAGAAGCCGAAGAAATTGCGGGCATTTCTGAGCGTGCTAAGGCGCGTTTTGAGAAGCTGACGACAGAATTACGGGAGCAAAAACCGAAGGCCGAGGCGTTCGAGTCCCTATCCGGGATGCTAAACGATCATATTGATTCGCCGGAAACATTCGCCACCCTGCTGGATTTTTCCAGAGCCATGAAAAGCGGGGACTGGCAAACAGCAGAGCGCGTTTATCAGCAGGTTGGCAAAGAGCTTGCGCTGAGATCAGGGCGCGAAGTGGCTCAAGCAAGCGTGTTGCAAGACCATCCCGACCTCCATCAGGCAGTTGTTAATGGGCAATTGCCACACGCCCACGCCGTCGAAATCGCATCAACCCGACGGTTACGCGAGCAAGCAGCGCAGCAGCAGGCAATCCAGCAGCAACAGGCGCGAGAGCATCAGCAGTTTGTGGTGCGGGCGACGACTGCACGTGACCAAGTTGCAGGGCTATTGCAGCAGTTGCAGCAATCCGACCCAGATTTCAGGGCAAAAATCCCAGAGATTGCGGGGCGCGTTGAAGAAATCGAGGGGCAATATAACCCTGAGCAGTGGGCAAGCGTCGTTAAAATCATGTATGACGGGGTGCGCCTTAAATCCGCACCACGGGCAATCGCACCACAGCCGCTACGCCCTAGTGTCGTATCAAGCCAGTCAGCAAATAAGCCGCCTGCAAATACTGTAGAGGCGGTTATGGCTGCATTTCGGTAATTTGTTCGGTTGACTGGTATTTATATAAGTTAGTTTGGCGGTGTTGTATCTGGTTTTTCGCTGTAAGCAGGTTCGCGGTCTGCAATCGGGTACAACACCCGTCGTTGAATCGCCGTATCGCTGGAGTCGCGTCCAGTAGCACTTATTAGAGGCGTTGTGTCCCTCAAACGATGGTTAAAGCACGAGTTTTAACTAATTGTTTTGAGGTGATATTATGCCCGTTACAGCCGCAGAAATTGCGAAAGCTGGCAAGTCCGCGCTGGACTTTTACGCCAGTAAAAAACCTACCGACCAGATTGCAACCGAACGCCCGTTTTTAAAGAAGCTGGTTGCAAAAAAGAAATCATTCCCCGGTGCAAAACAGTTCATCAATGAAAAATTGTTGACCAGCTACGGCAGCAATGCGCAGTGGTTCTGGGGTAATCAGGCGGTGACATACAACAGCCGCGATCCACTCACTGACGCTAATTTCTCATACCGCGCTATGCACGACGGATTTGAAGTTTCCGAGCATGAGCTTCGTCAAAACGGTATCGCCGTCACTGATGCCCGGAAGCCGGGACAGGCAGCAAGCGCGGAAGAAATCCAACTGGTGGCAAACTATTTTGATATGCAGATGGAAGTACTGCAAAGTGGCGTTGAGCAGTGGCTTGATATGCAGTTGCATCGCGCGGGTACGCACTCACCAGAAGCCGTTACGGGCCTTGATGCACTGGTATCACTCGCTCCAACGACTGGCGTTATCGGCGGTATCGACCGCGCCACAGCTATTTACTGGCGCAACCACGCCAGCACCGCAATTACTGGCGCGACACTGCTGGATAAAATGGAAAAAGCATGGCGTGCCTGCACCAAAAACGGTGGCAAGCCTGATTTTATCATGGCTGGTGCGGATTTCGTTGATGCGTATCAAGCGGCGGCACTCGCAGCGGGTAAGCAAATCGTTGTGCAAGCCGGAAGCGGCAACGTCGAAGGCTCAACCCCTGAATTCTTGTTCCACGGTGTCCCTGTTGTTTGGAATCCTGTATTTGACGATCTGGACGCAATCGAAGCCCCTGCTACGAAGTGGGCTAAACGCTGCTATTTCCTCAACACTAACCATCTGCGCTTGCGCGATGCGTCAGGCGACTGGATGCAGGCGCGCGAACCGAAGCGCGATGCTGACAAGTATGTTCACAAATTCGCCATTACATCAACACTTGGGATGACAATGAATCGTGCAAACGCTCATGCAGTGCTGGCAATCGCATAAGGGAGGCGAGATGAAAACCGTAACGTTAAAAGTGCAAGCCAACGCCATGACATCGCACGAGATTACGATTCCGGCACATGAGGCGGCAATTGTAAAGGTGCTGTTCAAGGGGCAGGTATCGGAAATTGGAACGTCCGAGGACAAAGAACCAGCTCCATCAGCTAACGATGAGTATGCGCGTTTATCCGCGAAATACGACGGCATTACCGTTGAACGTGTTTATGGATTGCCCGAATCCGAAGGGCTATCAAAGGCACTCGAAGCCCACAAAGCGAAAGCGTAAGGGGTAACTCATGTCTCATGCAACTTACCAGCGGCAGACTGATTTTATCTCGCAAGTAATCGGGTCAATGGTTAATGCTGAGTTTGATCGTCTTGGTGTGGCTGTAAAAAGCCACGCCGACGACCTTGATCTGTTGCAGCGCGATGATGGGGAGCTTGAGGATAACATCGTTAAGCTCCACGCGATGCATGGAGAGGTAAAGGATTGGGTTGAGGAGATTGCTCAACAAGCTGCGGCAGATCCTGATGCACTGAGAAATCAGGTTAATGCGGCAGTCCTAGCAAAACTAACGGAGCTTGGCGTATTGGCTGAAATGCTTAACGGCTCTGCAATAGATTTTCTCAGTTTTGAGATTGTCGATAATGATTTGATTGCCAATTACAAGGGCGTTTTAAATCCAAATGACATCCGTATTAATTCACAAGGTATTTTAGAGGTTGACTTAAATGGCTAGTACTCCAATTGGGCGAGTTGTCGTCCTGCATAAAGGCGCGTATGTCTCAACGACTGTATATGAGCCACTCGACGAGGTTTTGTATACCGATGGTTGCACCTATCGCCGTAAGTGGGCAACTACAGCCCCGGCGGGGACATTGCCAACAAATATAACTCATTGGGATAAAGTTGCTGACCGTGGGGCGCAGGGCGCAACCGGTGCTACTGGGGCGCAGGGCGCAACCGGTGCTACTGGGGCGCAAGGCGCGGCATTCGCCGGAACATTCTCACTTGACGCAAGCGGCAACCTGATTGTAACAACGCCGTAAGGAGTCCCCATGCCCGCACAAAACCTAGGGAGAGTACGCTTTAATCTTCGCGGCGTGTATGCCGCAGGATCGACGTATAGCTATTTTGACCACGTTACTTATCTTGGCAATGCGTATGTGTGCATTTCGAGTACGCCCATCACTGGCGTTTTGCCAACCGATACCAGCAAATGGACGCTGGACTCGTCAAAGGGTGATGCAGGTGCTACGGGTGCTACGGGTGCTACGGGTGCTACGGGTGCTACGGGTGCGCAGGGATTGCCGGGTGCTACGGGTGCTACGGGTGCTACGGGTGCTACGGGTGCTACGGGTGCTACGGGGCCATCAGGAAGCAGCGACATATCAGTTACAACATTTACATCATCAGGGACATTTACACCGACTGCTGGAAAAACGACCTATTACGTATCCATCGCTGGCGGAGGCGGTGGTGCAGGCGCTAGCACAAACCTTGGGGCTAATTTTGGCGGGGCTGGCGGATCTGGAGGCGGCGCGGTTGTTATTTTGTTTAACGTCACCTCGCCACTCCCTGTTACTGTCGGGGCTGGCGGATCTGGCGGAAGCTACTTCAGCGCGACGGGCGGTAGTTCCGGAGGCTCATCGTCGGTCGGTGAAATTGTAGCCACTGGCGGTGGCGGCGGCAGTCTTGCAACAGGTGTTGATGGCGCAAATGGCACGGTAACAAAACCTGCTGGTGCGATTTTGCTTAGCTCTATCAGTGGCGGCGCGGGCGGCCCGCGTAACAGCGCGGTTACAGGTCAGGCTGGGTATCCCGGCGAAATTAAAATCTGGTGATTTATGATTAGTGCAAAATTAATTGGTAATGTTGTTGTGGATATTATTATCGGAGCCGCCGACGGATATATCGAGTGCCCCGAAGGAACATCTATTGGAGATCACTATGAAAATGGAGATTACAAAAAAAATGCAATGACGCTTGATGATATAAAATATTTTACAGTCAATGTTATTACCAATTACGCAGAGTCCGTCCGTAATAAAATTGCGAAAAATCCTACCGCACTGAAAGCGTCGGCTTGGGGTAGCAAAGAAGCGCGAGCGCGGCGGATTATCGACGGCATTGCTACTGATGCCGACACGGCACTGGTGCGGTCAGAAGCCGACCAGCGCGGGCGCGGCGAGACTGTGTTGCAACTGGCTAAAAAACAGATTGACCGTGCAACTGCGTTGCTGACGGCGGTATCTGTTATTGACGGCATGGAATCGCGGGCTATCGCTGCGGTTAATGCGGCGGTGGATGTGGTTGCGGTTGATGCAGTGATGACGGCGATGCAGCAAGAGGCTGAGGCGGCGTTAGCGGTGTTGGGTGGCTGATGATTCCGACACAATCGCTCGGCGAAATCCGCTACGAACTCGCGACCCGCTTAGGTTTTGTCACAAGCGGCTCAATGGCTGTCGCGCAATCGGTTATCCTGAATAGTATCATCCGCGAGGCTCAGAACTTCATCTACTGGCATTTAACCGATGAACGAATTTTTAAGCGTTACGAAAAGCAAGCTGACGGATTAGGTCAGCAGCTTTTTGACCTGCCCGATGATTTTGAGCCAAGAAAGCCATTTGCAATTTGGTGGAGAGCCGAGAAATCACCAGCCAATAAGTGGCGCAGACTAACCCGCGAAAAGCTGTTTTCGGATGATGCGGAAGAGTCAGGCGATTTGATGAATACGCCTCACGCAATTTCACAGGCAAATTCAACACCATCGGGAATCCCCTCTATTTACCGATTAGTCGGCGACAAACTGGAAATACTCCCGGCAACAGAGGACAGAAACGACTGGCTACGCATTGAGTATACGCAGTCATTGCCCCGATTAACGCAGGATGCCGACCTGCTACTAATGGATTCCGCGCCAGTTTTGGCGTTGTCACTCGCAAACGCAAAGGCACATTACCAACAGCCTGACGCTGGGCAGTACTCCCAACAATTTGAGCGACTGATTCGACAGTTACGGGCGGGTGCGCACAGCGATAAGCGGTACGCGCGATGAAAGCAATCACATTTGATCGTTTCGATGCTGGCATTGATTTACGCAAGGGGGCAACCGTTGCCGATGCAAACCGTATGCGCGATATGCTCAATTGTGACGTTACAAACGGGCTGGCAATAAGTAAGCGACCGGGGCTAAGGTACATCAAAAGCCTTTCCGATGATTCTGTCGGGCTGTTTGCACTTGGTGCAGAACTGAGCGTTGTCACGCAATCCAGTCTCGGCAGTGCATCCGCACCAGTTCAGCTTTTTCGATCTCTGGTTGTGTCAGGGTTTTTGTATGTCGTCGTCAAGCTTGCTGGCGGCGAAACACGTCACTACTGGCATGATGCAGGGACAGGTGATAAGGCAATAACGGATGCGCTATGCCCTCACACTCGGCAGGTTGTGGGGTTAGCTGGCAAGGTTTTTGCCCCATCCCCAGACGGCTCAACGGTACGGTTTTCGGCAACAAACAACCCACGAGACTGGACAACAGCGGATGATGCGGGATTCCTGCCAATTTCTCATCACGGCGGCGGGCGCGTTACCGCGCTGGCTGTTTATCGTGGGATGTTGGCAGTATTTACGGATTCTCACGTGCAAATCTGGCGCGTTGACCCCGACCCGGCACAACATAGCCTCGTTGACATTGCCCACGGCATAGGCTCAGAGCATCCATTTTCAATCACGCCCGTTTCAGGCGATGTACTGTTTATGGGTGCTGCTGGTGTCAGGTCTTTATCGAGTCAGGCGCAGAGCGGCAATCTTGTTGATCTGGATATAGGCTCACCCATTGATTCTCTCGCTGTCGACATGATGGCGCGTAATCCGCAATACGACATTATCGGGCATTACTCGCAGGCTCTCGGTAAATTCCTGTTGTTTATGGGCGCGGAAGTGCTTGTTTACTCGTTTTCGCGCTCATCAAAAATGGCGGCGTGGAGTCGGTGGGTGTTGCCAAGTTTCGTGCAAGGTGCAGCAGAATTGATGGGCAGCACATACATCAGAATCGGTAATCAACTGCACAAGCTCGACCCAGACCAACACACTGATTCGGGCAATCCGTTTCCGGTTTCGGTGGATTTCGGCTATTTGGCACTAAAAGCACCGGGCAGCCTAAAGCGACTGATCGGTATGGATGCGGTGATAGATGGTGAGTGCAATGTGTCAATGGCATATAACGAGGCAGTAACGACCGATGAGGGCGTGAGCGCGACATTATCGGGTGACACCCGACCTCACGGCACAATACCCATTGAGCTACACGGTACGGCATTCGCGCCGCGATTTCGCTGCACGCACGACAAACCGTTTAGGCTGGATTTACTGACACTGTATTACGACGTTATGGGGGTGCGCTAATGGGCGTTATTCGGTATCCAGGCAATGAGGCACTAGCAAAAGTCGTTTCGATGGCAAAAGAGATGCACGGCGATAGCAGTTACTCACACATCAAGTTTTCGGTGCAATCAGTAATAAACCACCTCGCATCATGGTGCGCAAATCCTGATCGTTACTACGTGGCGGTATATGCTCATTCAGAGCGCGGTGTTGTTGGTGGCATGATCGGCAAATTAGAAACTTACTGGTTTGGCGATGGCGCGTCTGTAGCGTCTGATATTGGGTTATACGTAACCCCGTCAGCGCGTGGCGGTATCGCTGCTAAGGCGTTAATTGGCGATTTTGAAGAGTGGGCGTTAGAGCGCGGTGCGGCAAATATTGTGCTGTCGTCCACGGCAAGTCGTGAGCCACTCACGGCGGCTAAATTCTACCGCAGGCTTGGCTATAAGCCGCTTGGATTCGTAACCCGGAAAGGAGTGTGCTGATATGTGTGGAGGCGGTGGCGGTGGCGGTGGCGGCGATGGTGGCGCAGCGGCAAACGAGGCAGCGAGAAAAGCGGAGGTGGCGGCGCGGATTGCCGACATCAATAAGATTTTCGACGAAAACGCGGCAAGCGGAATATACAAGCAGGGCGCAGGTAACGTGCTTGCTCTCGACCGCAACTATCTTGACCAGCAACGGGCGGACTCTGAGCGAATGAACCGCTTTGCCTTGTCGCGTCAGGGATTGGCGGGCGGTTCGCAGGACGTAGACCGACAAAAAGCACTACTGGACACGTATAATCGCGGAATGCTTCAAGCCGGCACTCGGTCGGATAAAATGGCGGCTGACTGGGCGGGACAGGACGAGGATTTACGCAATAGCTTGATTCGTCAGGTGACGGCAGACCCCGCAGCATTCAATGCAGCAGCAACGCATTCGCAATTGACCAGCGCGGCAGAGTCTCGGAAAAACTCCGGTATTGATTCGACGCTAGGCAACCTGTTCTCGCAATTCGCGGACACGTACAGCCTGAGCCGCTACAACGCTGGCGCACAGTCTGTAATGGGTAATGGCGGTTACAGTACGGGCGGACTACCGACCGTCAGCAGTTCCCGCAACTCGTACCAAGGGAGGTAATGTTATGTTTTGGTTACTACCGCTACTCGCTACGGCAGCGGGTACAGCAATGCAGGTTAAAGCGCAAAATGACGCAGCAGCGGCGCAGCGTGACGCAATAAACCGGCAATACGCCAACCAGATGACCGCCAAACGTGAGCAAAACCAAGTGCTTGCCGACGCTACGCAGCAATACCGACCTGAAACCCGGCAAGACGAATACGCCAAGGCGCAGCAAGACAGCACTGGGCGACTAATGGAAATCCTCAAAACGACCGCGCCGGAATTACAGGGCGTGGCACAGTCCACAGCGGGAAACACCGGGAGCGATTACGATACAGCGGTGATGGCGGCTAATTCCGCATCAGCAGATAAAGCGCAGACGCTGGCTAAGTTGCTGGGGCGCGTTGGTGGGCAGTCTGATCTGTTCCGGCGCGAAGCTGGGAAGATGCGCACCGCAGAGAATCAGGGGATGCTCATTGGTAATTACGCGCAAGGTCAGAATATGCTCGATCAAATGGCGGTGCAGAAAGCAGGGGAAGTTAACCCGTGGCTGTCTATGGGTGGCTCTCTCCTTGGCTCATACGGAGCAAACAAATTGGGTTCTAGCGTTGGTGCTAAAGGGGGCTTCTGGTGAGTGATTGGAGTCAAACTGGCGCGGGATTGGGCGCGGTGCTTGGTAAATTTCTTGCTGGTGGCGGTCAAGCGGATTACCTCAAGGGGCAATCCGAAGGCTTAAAGCTCAAAACGGCGCAGATGGAAATGCAGGCGGCGCAGCGTCAGAACGATATGGCGCAGCAGATGGCGGACAAGCTGTACGGTAAGGCGATGGAGCGCAGCGGCGGCGCGTCTGGACTATCTGGATTGTCACCTAACGACGTTGCAGCCTATGCGCTTTCGGGCGGCACTGGCGCGGATGCACTGGCGAATATGTACAAGTGGCAAGCCGAGGGCATCAAGCGGGACGCAGGCAGCTACTACATGAACCCAACAACCGGACAAACGCAGCATATGCCGAAACTTGGCGAGGGCATGACCGTTGGGGGTGATGGGGCGGTATTCAACGCACCCGGCTATACCAATTCCCTGTATGGACAAGAGAAGGCAAAGGCTGAAGCAGCGGATTGGCTTGACGACCAAAAGCAATATCGCGGTGCTAGACTTGATGATCGGCAATATCACGACCCACTAAGCGGGAATATGCTTTACACGAACAGGCTTGCAACGTCTGGCAATGCACAATATCCAGAATACAGGGGTGGCGCGGCGGCTGGTGGAGTCGGACAGGCTGGTGTGCAGCAACCAATGGCGGGCGGGGCAATGATTGCAGCCCCATCTGAATCTGATAAGGCAATTAGGATTGAGAAGGCGAAATACTTAGAAGCCCAGCGTCAGGCATCTCTTGATTCTGGATCGAAATCAGCAAAGCAACTGGCTAGGCTGAATCAGCTAGAATTGCTAGCAAACGACGGCTTAAAAGTCGGCGGACTCGCTCCTGTTTATCAAAGCATTGGTGGAGTTGCATCAAGTCTTGGAATTGACATAAAGGGCGTTAGTGATCTTCAGTTGGCTGAAAAAGTAATTCTCCAACTGGCTCAAGATATACCGCTTCCTCCGGGGGCGGCATCGAATTTAGACGTTCAGCAGCGGCTACAATCATTGCCTTCCAGAATCGACACGCCAGAGGCATTCTCTAAAAGCGTAAAGGCATTAGCCGACCTAGCAAAAATAAGCGTCGGTGTTTCCGAATATATAAGAATCCACGGGCATGACGATTCGGTTCAGTCGGAAATTGATGGGCTGTACTCATCTTGGGGCGCGGGAGGTAAGCAGCCATGAGCATAGGGCGTGGAATTGTCGATACAGCAGAATCTCTTGGAATGAATCCACATGATTTGGCAACAATCATATCCTACGAGACAGGCGGTACTTTTGACCCTCGCAAGCGCGGTCCCACTACGCAGTGGGGACAGCATCAGGGCTTGATACAATTCGGCGAACCGCAGGCGCAACAGTTCGGCGTTGACTGGAATGACCCGCTAAACAGTCAGCTTGGGCATAACGGCGCGATTGCAAAATACTTCCGTGCAAGCGGCTGGCAGCCGGGAATGAGCTTGCTTGATGCGTACAGTATCGTTAATGCTGGCGCACCCGGTCGTTATAACGTCAGCGATGCAAACAACGGCGGCGCACCCGGCACGGTACGCGACAAGGTGGAGCGGCAAATGGGAGATCATGCACACAATGCAGCGCGGTTACTAGGCGGCACGCAATACGCCAGTAGTGGCTATGCGAATACAATGACAGATGTTCCGCAAAATTATCAGCCTAACGCGGCACAACGCCCGTCACTGACTGAGTTCATGACTGAAAAACAACGCGGGAATATCAGTCAGCCGCAGCAGCTACCTAACGCGGCACAACGCCCGTCACTGACTGAGTTCATGACTGAAAAACAACGACTATCAGCAGAGTCGAAGAGCAGCGGCGACATTAACAGCATGACCGCCGAGTCATTATTGCAGAAATTCCCTGACATAACCGGGGATGTTCCGCCGATCCCCGGAAGCCAAGAAGAACAAGCCCGCGCACGTTACAGCGAGTTATCAAAAGCACCCGCACCAACACCGGCAGAGCGTGTTATTGGCGGTGCTGAAACCGCCCTATCAATTGGCACTGGCGCGACAACTGGCGTGCTTGGTCAGGTGCTTGGAGCGGGGAAAGGCTTTGCTCGTGAAATTGCAAGCGGCGAGTTTGGGACAAATGCAGCCGCAAACCGCATTGCACAAGATGCGCATGATGTTTCCGCCTCCATGACATATGCTCCAAAGACTGATGCAGGGCAGAGCATGGCTCAAGCCACGGGCGAGGCATTAATGCCACTACAAGCAGTCGCTCCACTTGCTCAAATGCAAACGATTGGCGCAGCATCGAGGGCAGCAGCACTACCACAGACGGCAGCGCGGGCAACTGAAAAATCCATTCCATCGAGGGCGATTTCCGACATAGCCAACGCCAAACACTACGGCATCAATGTCATGACATCCGACATCAACCAGCCGACGACATGGGGCGGTAAGATGGCTCAGGCTGTTGGTGAGCGGGTTCCTGTCGTCGGCACTGGCGGGCAGCGAGCAGCGCAGCAAGCAACACGGCAAAGCGCACTGCAAAACCTGTTCCGTGATTATACGGTGGAAAGCCCTCCTGCGATTAATGATGTTACAGCTAATCTCCTGCAAAAGCGCAGTGCAGATTTAGGCAAATATTCCGGCATGAAGAATGGCGTTATCGACTCACAAGCGGGAAATCCGGTCAATGTCGGCAACACCATTGCTTCAATTGACGGGCAAATCGCAAAACTGCAAGGCATGAACACGCAGGCAGTCAAGCCACTCGTGTCAAAGCTCGAAGATTACAAAACTGCATTTGCTAATCAGGATTTGCCAACGATTGAGCTATTGCGAAAGCAGTTGGGGGATGAGTTGCAATCCCCTGATATGGCAACGGTAAGAACAGCGTCATCGCAAGCCGCTGGCAATATCTATGGCGCACTCAAGAAGGACATGGGGAATCATATCCAGCAATTTGGTGCGCGGCGCGATTTCGACAAGTGGCAGGTGGCAAACTCACGACTGTCAGAAATGATTGGTGAAACGTCAAATTCAGGGCTTAAGTCTGTCTTGAAAAAAGGCGAAGCAACACCGGAAACAATCAGGTCGTTACTGTTCAGCAATAAACCGTCCGATGTTGGGCTACTCAGGAAAAACCTAACGCCAGACGGCAGGGATAAGGCGAAAACTGCAATCATGCAGGATATATTTGCAAAAAGCGGCGGGGACATGGATTCATTGAGTCCTGACAAGTTCATGTCGCAGATGCAAAAGATGGGTGCGCAGACGGGCGGCATGATGACACCCGTGGAAAGGGCTAACCTTAGTGGATTATTCGACGCTCTTAAGCTGACAAAACAAGCATCAGTCGCAAACGCCAAGCCAATGACTGGCGCAGAACTCACCGGATTTGCAACCCCAGCCGCACTAACTTATGCGACTGGCGGGAATCCAGTTACGGGCGTTGCTGCTACCGCTGGACTTGGGCTTATGGCAAAAGCCTACGAGTCGCCAGTAGTGCGCGATCTGCTTGTCAATCTTGGAAGAACTACCGACCGCGCACCAAGGCGCAGGGCTTATGACGGAATGCTGTCCTCGGCTAATAACGTAGAGCCAATAAGCGGTGTTCTATCAGGCTTGTTCCGCGATGTGCAGGCTAATGACGATCGCAATACACGCGGGGCTTATAGCCGATGATGTGGCTATATCCCCTTGAGCGGGAATGTTACTGACGTTGATGCCGGAATGCTGGCATCACTCTGTGCGGCAATTTCCACCCACTCACTACCCACATACGAGCTTGATATGGTAAGAAATCCAATGTTCTCTTTCGGGTAGATTGTGTATATCTCGCTTTTGCTGATCGGTATTGGCGTGTCGTACATTACCGCAAAAACAACCATATTTTTTGTTCTTTGCAAAATCACTGCGCGGTATTCCTCGGCGCGTTCTTTTAATCCCTTGCCAATATTAATGATTGCCATTGGCTGATTGTCGCTCCACGTAATCTTAACCCCAGATGAAAGGCCGTCGTCTTGCTTCTTGAAGCTTCTATCCTTTGACATATAGTCGATTCTAACGCCGCTTTCTGGTGCTAACGTTATTTCATGGACTTCGCCGAGCCTCTTTATTATTTCATCTTTGCTGGCTGGCGATGGCTGTGCTGACTGTGCCTGAGCGTCCCTCCATCCGTCATCGAATGCCTTGATTCTTGCTCCTGATATATACCCTTCTTGGTATGGATCACTATCAGACAGCACCACATGAGGGAAGGAAAGAATAAATATTAATGCTAGTCTCTTCATGCCTACGCAACCTCAATTACCTAACAAATGAAATGCTCTTGTTTTCGATTGAATACGTAAATTCTTCTGGATTGATAGTGCGGTCATGCGACGCGCTATCAATCCCATCTGATGATGGCAAGTCAGCGAAAATATTCTCCTCAATCTCTTTATGCTCCTCGTCCTCAATGAACTCCTTTAGTGACGGGCGAGTCGCCACATCCTTCACTACCTTTTTTGGTCTTTCGATGGGGTTTTTCAGGCATACGGAATAATATTCGCCCTTGCGTAAAATCTTGTCCGATGAATAATTATTCCCAGAATATCCACGGATAATGTTGCTGCTATGACCATAGTTTGTGATTGAGAGCGACCACCAAACGCGACTTACGATCAAGTCACCATTGTTTTTTATCGTGACTAGCAGTGGCTTGTCTTCGCTGCATTCAGTCGGCGAATGCTTAACCAGCACCTCAATACCATCTTGCAGGCGTTGCTCTGCTGACGCTTCGGCTTTTGCCTTGAGGTCAAAATAGTACAAAGCAATTACGACAACCCCAGCAATAGAAGCGGTAGCTATCAGCGTACCCCTTGGCTTAGTAGCAAGAAAATAGGCAAATAAAAGCAGGAGTATTATTGCGAAAGCCCAAGCCATTACCCTATCACCTCCCAATACTTGCCGCATCTTGCGCAGCGGAACACCTTCGTGCCTTCCAGTGACTTGCGGATGAATTTGTACTTATGCCCGTGAAACCAACAAATTACCGACGCTATCACCTGCACCTCCCAAGTTCGTTGCGGATCAACTCAAGCACCTCTTCGCGCTGTTCATCGCTCAACCCACTTTTTACACCTAAGTCATTGATAGTATCATTAAATACAGATTTGTATTCATTGTGGAAGCTAGATCTAAGGCGGTTCACAATCTCTGCATTCATGCTTCTTCCCGCCAATTTAGCAGCATCAATCACCATCTGATGAAGGTCTTGTGGTAGTCGTAGTGCGGTTTTCTGAATTTCCATTTTTGCATGATAGCAAAATGACTTCAAAAATCTATATCGCCAGATTGACTTCAATGTGAAGTCGCTATATCATGAAGTCACATTGAATTCACGGGAACATGAAGATGAATGAACGCCAGAGATCAACATATACGCTAAGGCTTGATGATGAGCTTAAGAGTTGGCTTGCTGAACGAGCGAAGAAAAACGACAGAAGCATGAACGCCGAGGTCGTAAGTTTACTGAGATATGCAAGGAGCTTTGAAGAGGCTAAGGAACTAAAGGCGGCTTAACGGCGCGACTAGCGGGTATTCGACACCCGCAAGACGCTGACCAATCAAATTTAACTGAAGGAAAAATTATCATGGCTACGACAAAGATTAGCACAACAACCACTACAACCACCATTATCAAGATACGCCGCCACCAAGGCGCAATTGGCGGCTATGCACAAAAGCCTATTTGATGATTTCATCCCGTGGATGACTGCGGTACAAGCGGATTACGTGCGTAACTACCTTTGCCGGGGCGTTCCGCTAACCCAGAGCATCAAGAAGCAATGGCAGGCTGAATACGGGCTCGTTATCCCATCGCCAACAAACTGGAGGCAGATCGCGCTACAGCTTGCGGCATAACCAACGAATCCACGCAGCTAAATGGACACCAAAAACGGTGTCCTTTTTTGTTTCTGGTCATGTGGATTGATTTAGCATTTGGAGCGGTTGAAAGCGGTGCGTTACTCAAACATCCCGCTTGCTGGGTGGGCATTGGATGCGGTATCAACGGCACGCGCAAAATCCAAAACCAGCGCACTTGCATCATTGCTTGCCGACCCTGACGCGGCAATTGCTGCACTGAATCAACAGGCTAAGGCGAGCCAGTACAGCCCTGCAATCGGTCGTGCTGGTGTTGCTGGCGGTGGTGTTCTGTCGGCACTGTTGCGCGATCATAGTGCTGGCGAAGAGGCGCGGAGATGATATGGTGAAAGATTGGCGGGACTCGCGCGAATATCGGCTATGGCGTGTAGCTGTTGTTAGGCGCGATGGCGTTTGCCAGTGTTGCGGGTCGATCAAGCAAAGACACGCACACCATATCCAGCACGCCACTTACTTTCCGGTGTTGCGGTTTGCAGAAAGCAACGGGGTTACTCTGTGTAATGGCTGCCATTCGCTGCTGCATAACAAGCTTGTTGGCGGGTATCGCAAGCAGTGCGGGGCGGAGCATTTGGAGCGACTGAAAGCGGTGCGGGATTACTTCACGCAGTAAATCTCCCGAATCGCCGCCATTTCCGCCTTCCCGATGTGTGCATAACGTTTCAGTGTCCCCCAGCTTTCGTGCAGTGTATGCGCCGCTACCGCTTGAATGCTCATGTCCGTGCTGAATAGCCAAGTCGTAGCAAGGTGGCGGTAATCGTGAAAGTGCAAATCCTCAATCTCAAGCAGGTGGCAGGCGCGGGTGAAATACGCGCCTATTGTTTTTGAGTCATAGGGGAATATTTCGGGCGCGTCCCGTGGCTGTCGTTTGACGATTGCCCACGCCTCTTCCGTGTAGTCGAATCGTCGGTTATTCCCAAGCTTTTTGCGCGGGTCTTTGAGATCGCGCACCATCCCGGTTCGGTGCTTTTCGTCATTGTCCGCCCACAGAATCCGCGTTATCTCGGATTGCCGACGCGCCGAATACATCGCAAACAGCAGAATATCGGCCATTGGGTATCCAGACCGACCGTGCAGAAATTCCCCGCGAAAATACGCCATTAGCTTTGCGTGTTCTTCCGGCGTTGGCAGTCGCTCACGCCTTGCACTCCTCGCAGTCATGCCGTTGTCTGATAAAAACGCCTTAGCCGCTTCGAGTTCTGGTAGGCTTGCTGTTATGCCATGCGCGGCAATGCCGAATTTGAGCAGCACGCCAGTCCACACAATATCGTTTTTGACCGTCTGGGGTAGCGTTCCGGTGGCTAGTCTCGCCTTACAGTGGGTAATGTAGTCCTTGGCGGTGAGTTTGTGGCACGGGATTAGTGCCAGCGGGGTTTTCTGTAGTTGCCGGATACTGGCGAGCTTACTCCTTCCAAGTCGGATATTTTCCGAGTAGTCGCTGATGTAGCTTTCCGCCAGATTGTGCAGACTCGACGATGCTGGTGTTTTTGGCAGGCCATTAATCTCTAGCTCCGCCTCTCGGTGCTGCGCCCACTTCCGGGCGTTTTTCTCGTTTTCGCGGTCGTTGGATTTTGAAAATGTCCGCACCTCTTGGTGTATGATCTCCCCATCTTTTTTGATGCGGATTTGTGCAGTCCACGCGGTTACGCCAGCGCGGTTTTTGCGTCGTTGGAATGTTGCCAT